ATCACTTACAAATGGTCAATCTCTAAGATGACGATTGCCCCATCGGTGAATGGGCAAACCGATGTGGTGATCTATGCTGATTGGATGTGTGTCGGTACGGATGATGTTAACAACCTGACCGCTGCGGCTGCTGGAACAGTTAAGTTGGGTGAGCCAGCCAATCCGTTTACGGCTTACAACGACTTGCAAGAATCTCAAGTCTTAGCTTGGTGCTTTGAACATGTAACGTATAGCATTACAGATGAAATGACCAATACAACAACTACAATTACAACCAATCTGCAACCAGACACAGAGGCCCAAGTAGCGGGTCAATTAGCTCGTCAACTGGCTGCTATTTCTGCCAATCCTCCTTTACCGTGGTTCAAAAATGGAAACGCCAATCAGCCATGAGCAAATCTATCAACGCTTGCTAGAAGTTGAAGCCAAGGTAGATTCCATTGACCGCAACACTAAAGAGCTAATTGATACTTTTCAGGCGTTTAAAGGCGCTATGAGGGTAATTGACATGATGGCGTCACTTGCCAAGCCAATGATGTATATCACTGGCTTTCTTGGCGTTATTGGCGTTGTATGGACTAACTGGAAGAAATAATGCTTGACCCTGTAAGCATCGGCCTAGCCCTAACGGGCATACAGAAAGCAGTATCGCTTGTTAAGCAAGCGGCTAAGACCGCTGAAGATGTGCAGTCTCTTGGCCCTGCTTTGGGCAAATTGTTTTCGTCAGCCAATACTTGCGAAAAGGCAGTTGCAGAGGCCAAGGCATCCGGCAACGCATCAAACATGGAAATTGCCATGCAGATTGAGTTGGAGTTGGATAAGGTTCGGGAAATTAAAGCCCACTACCAACTTGAGTTCATGAAGGTTGGCAAGGTTGATGTCTGGAACAAGATTCTTGAACGGGCTGGCAAGATGGATCAGGCCGACAAGTTTGCCGAGCAAGCAGCCAAAGACCGAGCAGTCGCCAAGAAGAAGGAACAAGAAGAATTCTTTATTGCTGGTCTGATTGTTGTTCTGGTTGTTGTCTTTGGTTACGTTGGCTATCTGTTTGTGCAGGAATCAATTGACTATGCTAAAAAGAATAGCCATTCTGTTCGCAAGCACTCTTAGTTTGTTTGGTTGCGATGACCGAACAAGATACCAGTGTCAAATCCCAAGCCAATTTACGGCTGCGAAATGCCAAAGGCCAGTTTGTGAGTTCGCACAAAATTGCCCCGAGTATTTGGTCGCTCCTATTCTTCAGAAAAACCTCCCAAATGCGCCTGACACCAGAGGAAATTAAAATCCGAATGTGGGCCTTTGTGGTCTTTTCGGTGGTCTTTGTGTTTGTGTGCATCACATTCATGATGCTCTATTCCCTGACCTTTGTTGAGCAGCCAATGAAGGCAATGGCTCCTATTGACCAGGCTTATACAAAGATGCTTAATGACATAGTGCTATTGATTGTTGGCGCTATTGGTGGCATTGCTTCTGAAAAGGGTTTGGGCATGGTCAGCACAGTTATTGCTAAGAATCATGAGGAGCAGCCAAAATGATGATACCGTGGAAGCTAATTGCTATATTGGTAAGCTGGTTGGTTGTTGCTGTGGCTGTTTATGAGCATGAGCAATCAGAATTTGACAAAGAACGTGCAATAGCACAGGCTGCACTAGAGGCGGCTAACCAGAAAGCAAAGGAAATATCTAATGACCGAGATCAACGAATTGCCTCGATTTCTAGCGATTTGGCCTCTACGCAAGCCAAGGCTGACCAAGCTGCTAAAACGCTTCGGAATAATCTTGCCTCTGGTGCTGTGCGGCTGTCAATCCCAGTTGCCAGTTGTGGCTCAATGCCCAACGATTCCACCTCTCCCAACGGGAATACAGAAGCAAGAGCCGACCTTGACGCAGGAGTTAGTCAATCTCTTGTCTCCATCACAGAAAGAGGCGATCAAGCAATCAACCAATTGAACGCTTGTATTTCAGCATATAACTCACTATTGGAAATTAAATGAACATCGAACAACTACGCAAGCTTGACATTTCTGAAGAATGGTTTGAACCCTTCCAAGAAACTTTTGCTCGATTTGAGATCAATACAGCTTTGCGTAAAGCTGCTTTCATTGGTCAATGTGGGCATGAATCAGGTGGCTTTCGTGTTTTAGAAGAAAACCTTAACTACAAACCTGAAGCTCTCATGCGTGTATGGCCTAGCCGTTTTGATGCTGAGAATGTTGATGAATACGCTCACAAACCTGAAAAGATTGCAAACAAGGTCTATGCTGGTCGCATGGGCAACGGCAATGAAGAATCAGGCGAGGGCTGGAAGTATCATGGTCGTGGCCTTATCCAATTGACAGGCAAGGACAATTACACTTTGTGTGGTGATTCTTTGCAGGCTGATTTATTGCATCATCCTGAGTTGCTTGTTGGTCAGCAATACGCTGCTTTGTCTGCTGGCTGGTTTTGGCGTAAACACGGCTTAAACGAGCTGGCAGATACAAAACAATACGAAACAATGACTAAGCGCATTAACGGCGGTCTATTGGGCCAAGATGACCGTTTAAAGCGCATTAACCATGCTTTAGAAGTGTTGAGCGAATAATCTCTCAATCGTCACATTAAGGGCATCCAGCTCGTTCATCTTTCTGATTCGCCACAGCGCCTTTGTACCATGCCATCCCATTGTACCTCGGTGGCAATCTGGACACAAAGCAACGCAGGTATATTGAAGCCCTTGCTCTATGTGATGGGCTTCACTTGGCCCTGGCAAGTCACACACTGAGCAAGGTTGCTCCTTGACCATTGCTAGATAGGCTCGTTGCGCTTTGTTTAACTTGTTGTTCATTGGTCTTTTTTAGTTTCGCAGTTACATCTACAACACCAGAAATGGTGTAAGCCCGTCCAGCAATCTTGTCTATCAAGTCAGGGTCGTCATTGTTAATAGTGACCTTGAGCTTTACTGTGACTGTTTTTAGGCTAGTTCCCATTCTCGTTCCTCTCGATTTGATTTTGATTTAACTGTTTTACCTGTAAGACGCACTAAACCTAGTTGCATCATCTCTTTAAGACGCCTAGCGACTTGGTTAGGGTCAAGTGTAGAACGATCTGCTATACCGTCTTTTCCTTGCGGGCCATTAAGCACAAGAACTGCGAGGATTTGGTCGTAGTGTTTGGCTTTGAAATCCACTTTGTCTGCTGCTTGTTTGCTCGTAATGGGGTCGTTTTTGCGGAACATTTCAACTCCTAATTGATATGTAAAACACAGGGTGCATTGCTCAAAATGTAATCTTTGGTTTTATTAATCATTCGTTCGTATTCAGACCGAGCTATGCTGGTTCTTTGCAGGTCGTGATACTCATACAAATCTCTGACTGCTTGCAGGCCAGCGCCAGTTAAGCCCATCTTTTTAGTTCTTTCATACCTTAAAGCGGCTAGATGTAACTCAGCCTGGACAAGATCACAGGTTTCAATCACTTCAGGGCCAATGCCGTTTTTAGCCATTGTTTCGGCTAGATTGAGCATTTCAGTAAGATCACGCCATTCCTCTACACCTGCAAGCCCTTTGCTCATTGCATCTATTGCTGCAAGCTCCCTAATGCGTAGCGAATCAAGGCTTTCCTTGTCGGTTATCTTGGCTCCTGCAATGGCAAACTCAATTGGATTGACCAACTGGTAGACCTTGCGTCTGGTTTGCTTTCTCATCCTTGCACTTCTTTCAGCTTCTCAAGATAGTGATGTGCTTTGGCTGCATCGTCTGTGCCTTCTTTGTGGCCTTGACGCATGGAATACTTGATTACATTTCCTTTCAGAAATCCGATAAATTCTTCTTGCGTTAGGGTTGCTTCCATTACTGCCCAAGGTTGAATCTCCATGTTTTTGTAATGTGTGCCACCGATTTGATAACTATCTGCTTTCATGTAACCAACTTTCTAATCTTGGGGTTGCTAACTTGTTTTTTCTAGCTCTGTAATTTGCTGCTCGTTCGGCTGGTGAGAGTTTGTGACGTTTAGCATCAGGTTTGCATCCAATCATAAAGATCGGTTTGCAGTCTCTACCTAAGCGATCTTGCTCCCAATCAGCAATAAACACAGCTTTCTTACTGTGTAACTGTCTGG